ATCTAATTGTAATTTTAAGTTACAAAGTTTTTCTTTACATGCTTTATAGAACACATCGTTAACTGTATCGTTTTTAGGCACGGCTTTTGCTATATCTTGAATTTCTTTTAAATATTCAAACCAATCTTTAGCCATTACTGCATTCTCCAGGAGTTAATTGTTTTATTTACTTGATCTAATAAAGTAGTAAATTTTTCAATAGTTGCATCTAATGTCATTGAAACCTTTCTATGATTAACAAACATTGAAATTGTTTTTTCTTTGCTGCAATACTCCACAGAAAAAGACTCAATATTAAGGGGATTCAGTTTAAATGATTCGTCTGATTCTAGTTTTATTTCTGTAATTACATTCATATCCCATGAATATATGAATTAAAAAGACAAAGTCAAGCTAAAATAAATGTTTATTTTTAATGGTTATTGACAAATTATCCCATAAAATCTAATAATACCCTATGAAGTTATATCGTTTTATTGCACGTTATGCAGGGCAACGTATAATAATAGACGTTAAAGCACAAAACGATGATGAAGCGAAGATTAATTTCATAAATGGGTTAAAAGAAGGCGGAGGAACGTGGAGGAAAGAAATAACATATTCTCCTTCCAAAGTTTTCATAACTTATGAGGAAACAAATGATGATAGAAACGTCACAGTCTCTGTTACTGAAAAAGATCAGCTTGGAATCCAAGTGGAACCAGTTGTATCTAGATAACGGTTGTGAGACACCAGACATGAAGTGGATAGATCTTGAATTAAAAAAAACAAGGTTAGCAATGAGAGATCTAGCCAACGTCGTTGCAAGACAAGAATTATTAAGAGAGTATTCAGATATTTCTAGTTAAGGCAACAAAAAAAATAGAATAGGTAAAATTCTACAGGATACCCTCGTCTTTTAAATCAAAATTTACTTTTGTAAATAAAACTCTACCATTAATGTGTTGTCTAGATTTTTCTAAACATAAAGGACAAAAAAAAATATTTTCTTCTTTTGTCTTTCTAAAATGTACAGGAGTTGCACAGTGAGGGCAAACACCTAAATTGACTTGTACTTCGTCTAAATCCATTATGCATCCCCCCAGTCCTTTCCAATCGCTACATCTACTTTAGATGGAACTACTAGCTCTGAAATAGAACTTTCCATTATTTTTTTAATTTGTTCCGAATCTTTACTTTCTCTAACACTAAAGCATAATTCGTCATGTATTTGCAACATAGGTAAAAACCCAGCATTATTGCAGTCAATCATAGCTTGTTTAACTTGATCAGCAGCTGAACCTTGGATTAATCTGTTCAAAGCTTTAAAAGTACCTGATCTTCTAATATTATTAACACCATATTTTTGAACTGCATCATCGTAAGTTGTCGATTTATTTAATCCCCAACTAGCCACTTCCCATTTATCAAATCTACAACGTCTACCTCTAATGGTTCTTATTGACCCATTTGTCTCTGCTGATTCTTGGCACTTTGATGCTAATTGTTTTACGAAAGGAACTTTCTTATTGTATGCGTCCAAAAGTTTTTTTGCTTCTTCTTCTCCAATTCCAAGTTGTGCGGATAATTTTTTGGCGCCCATTCCATAAAAAAGTCCCAAGTTAATAGTCTTCGCTTGTCCTCTAGGTATGCCCGCCATATCTGCAACTGTTTGGTGGAAATCTGCGTCGTCTTTCTCATAAGCTTTAATTAATTGTTCTGATCCTTTAAATCCGACTGTATAAGCATAATGCGCCACAAGTCGTGGCTCCTGTTGCGAATAATCGAATGAGCCCCATAATAAGTCATTATCAGGTTTAAATATAGATCTAATTTTAGGTCCAAATTCTTTATTTTTTGCAGGAACTTGTTGTAAATTAGGATTTGACATGGATAATCTACCAGAAACTGTTCCTCCCGAATCAGATCTTAATTGGTTAATTTCCGCATGAATTCTACCCTTATGTTGATATTTAATAATTGAATCAATAAATGTTGATGTAAATTTGTTTATTTCTCTAGCTTCTCTAAGATACTTAGCTATTGGAGCGGAACAATTTAAAAGCCAATTAGCTGTAAAGCTAGGTTCTTTTGTCTTCTCTGTTCTAGGGTAGTCTATCTTTAGTTTATCAAAAGCTTTAGCTATACTTCTTGCCTCCCAAATCTCTACATTTAAACCACATTCTTTATTTAATTGATGTAATAAGGTTTTTTCTTTTTCTAAAAATTCAAGTTTTAATTTTTCAGCTTGTGTAACATTTACTCTGATACCCTTTGCTCTCATTGCGATTAATATTGGAGTAAGTTTTGTTTCTAAGTCAAAAATTGTTTGTAATGAATTGTCATAGATTTTAAATTTTAAATACTGCCAAAGTTTTAAAGTTAATGATGCATCTTGCTCTGCATAAAACCCTACATACTGAGCAGGTAACTTATAAAGCTCCTGTTTAGCGTCCAGTCCCCAGTCGGCTGCTGCTTCTTTTAGCTCTTGTTCAGACTTTGTTTCGCCTAACCAATCGAAGCCGAGAGAATTTAGTGAATAGGAAAATCTATTTTCATCTACAATAGCTGCAGCAATCATAGTATCAATTATTCTTCCATTTTTAATATTTACTCCGTGAGCCCTTAACCAACCCACATCGTACGATGAATTGTGAAATATTTTATCTCCAGGACCACTTACAATGTCTTGTACCCAGTCCATCACCATTTTATAATCCATGTTAGAACCAACCTCATGACCAATAGGGTAATAACCAACAAACCCTTCAGTAGCTACACCAACACCTACAATATTACCGTCCATAGTAGGCCAACCCGGTCCTTTTTCTTTTATGTTTGGATCTTTAGTTTCTAAATCTATTGCTATTTCTTTTGCATTTTTTAAATCAGGGAAGTGTGTTGGAGGAGTCCAGTCTGATTCTTTGAATATAAAATTTATTTGATGACTCATATTATTCTTCTGTTGTAAAATTAAAGTTAGCGGATACAGAGATTCTTTCACAGTCCGATTTAAATGGAAAAACAAAGTGTTCTAAGGTAGCAGGAAATATAAAAAAATCTCCTTTTTCTGGAAAACAATTTACGTTACTAATATTATATTTTGCATCTGAAATTTTAGATCTAAATGAAACTGCTCCAGGGCCTCCGTTTTTTGAACCCCTTCCCATAAATTCTTTGTTTTCTTCGATTAATTTTTTTGGGATATTTAAATATATAACACATGAAAAATCACACTCTGTATGTGTATGTGGTGGATTAAATTCACCTGGCTTCATAAAATTGACCCAAGAAGAATTTGTTTCGATTAATTTAATTTTAGTCCCATACCACTGTGTAAAATATTGTATATAGTCGTTAAAGTATGGTGTTAGTATGTTGTTTAATTCATTTGTATTTATAGTATATTCTTCTTTGATATGACCCGCTAAATTTTTTCGGTAATCTTTGTCTTTTTCTTTAACACATAATAATAAAATTTTATTAATATCATTATCATTTATTTTAGTTTGAAATAATAAGGGACCCCAATAATAAAATTTACTCATTTTTTATTATCGCCTAAATTTACAAATCCAAAATTAAATGCAATACTTATTTTGTCTTTGTCATTTAAATGTGCTTCATATCCATGTACTGTATGTGATCTAAATAGTATCATTCTTCCAGGTAAGCAATTATAATTAAATGCACTAAAACTTAATTCATTGCAATTTTCTGGATGTTGAGGAGTATAATAATCTTGGTATAAGTTTTTAAATTTTAAAACTGCAGTTTCAGGTGCATCCACGTAAAAAACTCCACTGATTAATGCATTTCCAGAAGTAGCATGAGTGTGAAAAAAATGGTAATCATATTTTTTAATTAAATTTACCCAAATATGTTGTATACCAAAATTAACTATTTCTTTATCAGAAAATCCTAATCCTTTACAATAATTAACACAGTTATTATTTATTTCTACAATTAAATTTTTAAATGCAATATCATTAAAGATATTATTTGAATTAAAAAAAGTATTATTAGTTAATTTAGATTCAGAAAAAGATCTCGTAGCTTTATTTTTTTCAAAAAAGTTTAATATATTTGTTTTGTATAATTCTAATTCACCTAATAAAATATTATCTTTTATAAAAATAGGAGTTGGAAAAATTAAATGTATATTATTCATTTATAATCTCTTTCTAAAACCATTTCTAAATAGTGTATTGCTTTAAGTATATCTTCTTTCTTACCTTTTAATTTATGTCTACAAATATATTTAATTGCATTACCTTCAGCGAAGGGTAAATTGTTTTTGTTAATAAATTGAGAAGGCTGTATTTTCATTGATCGATAATGTTGGCCCCCTATCTGCTTAAAAAATGCTTTATTTGTCATAAATGTAAGTTATTTTTGGTTTAAATTTTTTATTATATTTGTCTCTAATGATTCGCAATCTTTTACACATTAATTGTAATATTTTCAAACGTTTTTTTAATCTTAATAATTCTTTTTTCATAACTTTAATTATCTAATATTTCTTGTAATTTCATTTAACATTCTACAAAGTGGAAATGTATATTGATGGTTGCTTCTCAATATATGTAAGTTTTGTTTAGCCCTAGTAACTCCTACATACCATACTCTATATTCAGAGCAACGATCTTTTCCTATTTTATTTTCCAAATGAGCAGGCCAATTGGATTTTTCGTAAATTACCACGTCATTGGCCTCTCCGCCTTTAATTGAATGAATGGTGTCTATTACAATTTCAGAATCTAGGTCAGGATTAACATCTGTCTCAATTAGTTTGTTAAAATAATATTTATCTTGTTCAGAAAAATTTCTATTAAAAACATTAGTCCAATCATCTTTAGGAACTCTAAGACCAGCTTCTGTTACTAAAAAATTATAGTCAAATAATAAATTGTTGTTTATGGCCATCCACTTTTTACTGTCTAAACTTCTCCAGCCATAAGCTATTTCATTAATGTAAGTATAAAGAATCTG